AACAATTCCAAACCGACAGAGAAGCAGACAAAGTTATTGCTGTTATTGCGCCTCACATTGTTGACCGCATGATTAGGTTCGGCAAGGATCACAAAGTTGACCAGCTTTAAATATAAACCTGACGGCGAAGTCTTAAAATCATTTATGAAAGATGCGTCTTTCTTTCGTGCGCTCCGTGGCCCTGTTGGTTCTGGCAAGTCTGTGTGTTGTTGCGTAGAATTATTCCGCCGCGCTTTACAGCAAGAAAAAGATAGCAATGGTGTCCGTCGCTCACGCTGGGCAGTCATTCGTAACACCAATCCACAACTTAAAACGACCACAATCAAAACGTGGTTGGATTGGTTTCCTGAAGAAGAATGGGGCAAGTTCCAATGGTCTGTGCCTTACACCCACCACATTAAAAGACAAGACCTCGACCTTGAGGTTATCTTCTTAGCTTTGGATAGACCAGAGGACGTAAAGAAGTTGCTGTCATTGGAACTTACAGGCATCTGGATAAACGAAGCTCGTGAAATTAATAAGAATATTATCGATGCTTGCTCCATGCGTGTAGGTAGATTCCCATCAATGAAAGACGGAGGCTGTACTTGGACGGGAGTGATTGCGGATACAAACGCACCAGAGGAAGACCATTGGTGGCCTATCATGTCAGGCGAAGTGCCGATACCCGACCACATAGCAAAAGAAGAAGCAAAAATGTTAGTCAAGCCAGACAACTGGAGTTTCTTCACACAACCCGCAGGGATGCTAGAAGAAAAAGGCGAGGACGGGAATATCACAGGATATACGCTAAACGTGAGCGCAGAAAACAGAAACAATATGAGGAAAGATTACTATCCGAATATCGTACAAGGCAAGACGAAGAGTTGGATAGATGTGTATGTAATGAATCGCCTTGGGAGTATTAAAGATGGCAAACCCGTTTATCCCAATTTCGCACCAGATGTTCACGTTTCTAAAGAAGAGATACCAGTGGCGGCTGGTGTACCTGTTTATATTGGTGTTGACTTTGGGCTTACTCCCGCCGCTGTTATAGGGCAAAAAGTGCGTGGACGTTGGCTACTGTTACAAGAGATAGTAGCGTTTGATATGGGCATCGTTAAGTTCAGCGAAGTCCTCCGACAAGAACTTCTTACTAGATATCCCAGCAACGAGGTCATCATCTTTGGTGATCCCGCTGGCGACTTCCGCGCTCAGACTGATGAAAGTACACCTTTTCAAATATTACGCGGGGCGGGTCTTAATGCTCGTCCAGCCCCATCTAACGATGTTGCTCTTAGGTTGGAATCTGTTTCAACAACTCTTAACAGAATGGTTGATGGTTTATCAGGGCTTCTTATCGATTTCCGTTGTCGCAATATAATCAAAGGATTTGAAGGTGGTTATCAATACAGACGTATTCAGGTATCTGGTGAGAGGTATGATGATAAACCAGAGAAAAACCACTTCTCCCATATTCACGATGCGTTGCAGTATTTAATGCTTGGCTCTGGAGAGGGCAGGGCTATCTTGTCGAACCAAGCACACTCGCCCAAACCATTTCAGGCGCAAAGAAACTATGACGTATTCTCACGCCAACCTAAAAAACGCAGACAAGGTTTATGGTCAAGGATGTAGTTTTGTGCGTTGCCGCAACAATAAAGCTGGGGTTATGACAAACTATAAGGAGTCTGAATATGTGTTTGGCATCACCTAAAATGAAACAGCCTGAAGAAACGGCTGAAGCTAAAATTGAGCGTGAAAACGAAACTCAAAAAGAGTTGAAAGTCGCCTCTGATAATAAGGCAGAACAGCTTGAACGTGCTGTAAAACGCAAGCGCGGTGGGCGCGGCGGCGTATCTTTGCTCACTGGTAGCAGAGGCGGTCTGGGTTATTATAACGAGACTGTGTAATGCACGACCCAATGTCGACACGCCTGTTGGCGAAATACGAGAAAGCAAAACAAGCTCGAACTTTGTTTGAGCCACTCTTTGATGAGTGCTACGAGTATGCTTTGCCTATGCGAAAAAGTTTTTACTTTGAAAGCGTAGGGCAACGCCGTGACGACAAGATATTTGACGAGACAGCAGTTGTAGGTGTGCAAGAGTTTGCCTCTCGCTTGCAGTCTGGTCTTGTGCCTAACTTTGCACGTTGGGCGGACTTTGTTGCTGGCTCTGAAATCCCAGACCAGAACCTAGATGCTGTAAATAATTCATTAGATGAAGTTACTGAATATGTTTTTGAAGTGTTACAAAACTCAAACTTTGGCCAAGAGATTCATGAAAGCTTTATGGACTTGGCTGTTGGCACAGGCGTCCTCCTTGCTGAAGAAGGTGACGCTATCAATCCGGTACGCTTTAATGCGATACCACTTCCGTCTGTCGTGCTTGACACTGGTCCCGATGATAAAATTGACCATGTATTTAGACAGCGTGAAGTTAAAGTTACAGACATACAAGTCGCATATCCAAAGGCTGTTCTGAGCGATAAACTTCAGAGGCAGTTAAATCAATCACCTGATACCAAAGTAAAGTTACTGGAAGTTATTTGCCGTAACTATTCCAAGCCCAATAAAGAAATCCATGACTTTTATGTGCTAGACGTAGAAGACAAAGCTGTAATATATACAGAAAGATTTGAGGGCGCAGGCTCAAATCCATTTATTTGTTTCCGCTGGTCTAAGGCGGCGGGTGAAGTTTATGGGCGTGGCCCACTTATTAACGCATTAAGCGCAATCAAAACCACCAACCTGACAATCGAGTTAATACTTGAAAACGCTCAGATGGCTATCTCTGGCATCTATCAGATGGATGATGATGGCGTTGTAAACACTGACACAATAAACCTAGTGCCAGGGACTATCATCCCAAAGGCGATGGGTTCGCAGGGTTTACAACCTATAAGAGCGGCTGGTGATTTCAATGTTGCGAATCTAGTTTTGGGTGACATGCGTAACAACATTAAAAGAGCTTTATATAATGATATGCTAGGTGACCCAAATAAAACACCAGCAACTGCTACGGAAGTGGCAGAGCGCATGGCTGACCTATCAAGACGTATTGGCTCGGCGTTTGGTAGGTTGCAGGCAGAAATGGTGCAACCTGTTTTACAGCGCGTTGTATATATATTGAAGAAGCAAGGCCGTATTGAGATACCATCAATCAACGGCAGAGAAGTAAAGGTGAAGTCAGTATCACCGTTGGCTCAAGCGCAAGCCAATCAAGACATATCAAATGTATCGCGCTACCTACAGCTTGTGGGTGGTACATTTGGGCCCGAGGTGCTTAACATACTTATCCGTTCTGATGATGTTGCGGCGTATCTTGCCAAGAAGTTTGGTGTTCCAGACAGCTTGGTAAGAGACAAAGTAGAGCGAGAGCAACTGCTTCAAGCCGCTCAACAATATCAGCAACAGATGGCTCAAGGTAACGCACCAGATGTCCAAGCACTTAGGTCTTGATGGGTATCCTCGCTCACGCGAGAATGACCACCTTATATCAAAAAACATACACGCATTATTCGCAACTCCAACGGGGAGAGAAGTAATTAAGTATCTGCGCTCAGTAACTATTGAGGCAGTAACAGGTGCAGGGGCAAGTGACGCTGAACTCAGACATCTTGAGGGTCAGCGTTTTTTAGTTGGTCTTATTGAAAGACGCATCGCACATGGAGAAAAGGTAAATAAGAATGGATGAAGCAGATAATGTAGAAGTTGCTGTTGAGGCATCAGAAGCACCTGCCAGACCAGAATGGCTACCAGAAAAATTTAACACCCCAGAAGATTTGGCTAACTCTTATTCTTCTCTTGAGTCCAAGTTGGGCGCAAGCCAAGAAGAAATAAGAGACAGCGTTATCTCTGAGATAGAACAGCAAGCGTATGCCAATCGCCCTGAGTCTGTTGGTGATTATGAAGTACCTGAGTCACTTGACCCGACATTGTTAAATGATAATGAGTTGTTTGGTTGGTGGGCAAATCACGCTTTTGAAAATGGTTATTCTCAAGAAGAGTTCACTGATGGCGTTAATAAGTACATTGATTTTATGGACGCAATGCAACCGAACCTAGAGCATGAACATGAGATGCTAGGTGAAAACGCAGACGCTCGTATTGAGGCAGTAGACCTTTGGTCTCAGAAGTTTTTTCCAGAAGAGTATCAAGACGCAATTCTTGAAATTGGTTCTTCTGCTAAAGGCATTGAGGCTCTTGAGTTTATTATGGCGAACATGTCTCAGTCTGCGGTTGGTGGAGCAACAGAGCCTCACTCACAAATGAAAGAAGATGACTTACGTTCAATGATGATGGATGACAGATATTGGAATCCAGCAAAACGTGACCAAGCATTTGTGAAAAAGGTTCAAGATGGTTTTTCCAAAATCTACCGTTGATACGTTTCACACTGAAGGTGATGTGAAGATAGTCAAAGCAAACTCTGAACATGCTGGCTATCTTCAACATCATTTGCGCCCTTATGATTTGAGGGAGTGTGTGATACACGGCTCTACAGCATGGAGGGCTTTGCATCAGCCTCTTAGGTTAAAAGGCGCACATACATGGACTGTTTTATATAAAGACAGTCCTGTTTGTATGTTTGGTGTAGTGCCAATCGTAATAGATGAAAGCGTTAGTTCAGCTACAGTATGGATGTTGGGCGCTACTCAGCTAGATGAAGTCCCTGTCAGGTTTGTCAAAGTAGCCCAACAAGTTGTTGACTGGCTTCAAACACAATATGACTTGTTGGAAAATGTTGTTCCTGTAGACCATACAAAAACAATTGCTTGGCTTGACCACCTCGGCTTTATGTTTGCAGAAGAGCCAACAATTGTGAATGGCTTTCAATGTTTGCGTTTTGTGCGTTGCGAAAAGTCTATTGAAGTGACATTCCAATAGCATACAGCCTGTTTCTAACTGACAGCCCTACGGGATAACTGATTGACGAGCGAAACGGACAACTGTGACGTAGTGTAAATTTTGATAAGGAACTCTTAATAATGGCTAATACTATTGATATAGCTTTCATTAAGCAGTTTGAATCCGAAGTTCACATGGCTTACCAGCGTATGGGGTCAAAACTCCGTAACACTGTTCGCACAGTAGGTAATGTTCGTGGTAGCGTTGTACGCTTTCAGAAAATTGGTTCAGGTGCTGCTTCAACCAAAACCCGTAATGGCGATGTCACCGCTATGGAACTTGTACATACAAATGTAGAAGCAACCATGGCAGACTTCTATGCCGCAGAATACATCGACAAGCTCGATGAATTGAAAATCAATATTGATGAGCGTCAGGCAGTGGCACAATCAGCCGCCGCCGCATTGGGTCGCAAGACTGACGATCTTCTTTATACTGCTATGGACGCAGGCGCTAACTCAACTCAGATTAACTCAACTGCCGCCGCAGTAGATAAAGCGGATTTGCTAGAGTTGTTTGAAACCTTTGGCGTTGCTGACCTTCCAGAAGATGGTGGGCGTTACTTAGCAATGTCACCTGCTGGTTATGCAGATTTGTTTAGCATCAATGAGTTCGCTTCTAGCGATTTTGTTGGTGACCAGAATCTGCCATTCGCAGGCGGCATGACTATGAAGGAATTCTTAGGCTTTAAGATTTTCTCAACTTCAGCAGTTACTGCTGGTAAGAACATTGCTTACCATACTTCTGCTGTTGGCTTGGGCATCAACTCAGATGTTCAAACTGAGATTAACTATGTGCCTCAGAAGGCCGCTCACTTGGCTACATCTATGATGTCAATGGGTGCTGTTGTTATTGATGACAACGGTATCTATGAAGTCCTAGATAATAACTAAGACCCTAGGGGGTGGGGGGGCAGAAGCCCCCCCATTACCAGATGTCATCAGCGGCTAACTCAGATATAGATATTGCATCACGCGGGTTGATATTGATTGGCGCAGAGCCAATTACATCTTTCAGCGCAGATAGCACCGAGGCTCTTGTGGCCTCAAACTTGTATGAAGATACAGTGCGTACAGCCTTGTGCGCTTCACGCTGGCGGTTTTCAACTAACCAGTCAGCTTTAAATAAATTAAGTGCCGCACCTACAGGTAGATTTGATGTAGCCCATCAACTGCCTGTTGATTTGTTAATGCTTCATGCTGTGACAGTGGGCGACCAGCTTATCGAATACACCATCTATGGTGATAAATTATTTAGCAATGCTCAAAGCAATTCTGATTTGGTAGCAGATTATACCTTCAGAGCAAAAGAGATTAACTTTCCCAGCTATTTTACATTAGCTGTTGAATATGCTCTGAGTGCTTCATTTGCATTAGCCATTGCTAGAGATGAGGCGATGGCTCAGATGATGGAGCGCAAAGCCCAACAGCTTATGCAACAAGCCAAGACGCTCGACTCCCAGCAACAAACAACACGCAAGTTGGTTACATCAAGGTTTATTAGCGAAAGGCGAAGTTAATGCCGCGCATCAGAATCCCGCTGAATAACTTTAGCTTTGGTGAAATCAATCCTTCTTTAACTTCAAGGACAGAAAGCCCTGTTTACCAACAGGCCGCTGAGTCATTGAAGAACTTTACTATTCGCTCAGAGGGAGGAGTCATCAACCGCGCTGGGTTGCAACGTAAATATAACTTCACCCACACATACAACAGCACTTTGCTTCAGCAGGTTCGTATTGAGCCTTTTATTTTTTCTGATGACGAAAAATATATAATTGCTTTTAGCAACGCGAAGATTGAATGTTTCCGCATTTTATCTAGCGGTGCATTGTCTTTAGTGTCTACCGTTACACAAGATGTGGGTGGTAATGCGCTACCTATTACCAACAGCAATCTTAACCAGTTTACCTTTACTCAGCGTGGTGACTTTATGTTTATCGCGCATACAAGTTTTCTGTGCCGTACACTTGTAAGAACTGGCCTTACTTCTTTTGAAATGCGTGTGTTTGAGTTTGAGCAAACTATTGACGGAACAAAAACGCACCAGCCTTATTATAACTTTCAACCTGCTGGTGTAACGCTGTCTGCTAGTGCAACGAATGGAACAGGCGTAACGCTTACATCTAGTGCGGCTTATTTCAATGCAAATCATGTAGGCATCCGTCTTCTTATTGGTGAAGCAGAATGCGAAATAAAAACCTTTATCAGTAGCACACAAGTAACGGCAGATATTTCTGGTACACTCAGAACACAGCTTGATGTAGACGCTTTACAAACAAAGAACGGCTCTAACAAAGTGGAGGTTACTCATGCCTTACATGGATTGGTTGCTGGAGCATCTCTCACTATTGCTAACGCTGGTGGGCTTGGAGGTATTAGTTCAGCAAATATTAACGGTAGTAGAACAGTTCATCGTATTATTGACGCAAATCGTTACGAAATTACCGCTGGAAGTTCAGCAACTTCTGAAGCTATTGGAGGCGGTTCTCCCACTATAGAAACAGGTGCGGCAACAACTGAATGGTTTGAGCAGTCTTACTCTGATTTAAACGGATACCCAGCCGCCGTTACTTTTCATGAAGACAGGCTGTGGTTTGGCGGCACACCTGCTCAGCCAGATACAGTATGGGGGTCAAAGAGCGGCGCATATTTTAACTTTGACTTGGGCAAAGCTAATGATGGCGATTCCATTGAGTTGGACTCAAGCACTGGTGTAACTAACCAGATACGCCACCTTGTATCAAATCGTGATTTGCAAGTGTTTGCATCACAGTCTGAGTTTTATGTTCCTTCATTTCAAGACCAGCCAATCACACCAGAAAACGCAAAGGTTTCTGCCCAGACGCCATTTGGTAGCGGCTATGTTCGCCCCCAATCTTTGGATGGTTCTACCTTGTTTGTTCAGGCAACTGGCACTGCTGTAAGAGATTACATTTATTCGGACGCTGAAGGCGCATACACAGCCAACATGGTGTCTCTGCTATCTTCCCACCTGATTAACGCTCCTGTGCAACTAGCAACCGTTAAAGGCTCATTAAACAGGTCTGGCGCGTATGGGTTCTTCTTGATGAATAATGGCGAGGTAGGTGTCTTTTACAGCATCAGAAATGAGCAACGTGCAGGTTGGATGAGATGGACAACAAGCGGTAAGTTTCATTCTGTTTGCTCAGTTGATGAATCTCTTTATTGTGTAACTGTCAGAGATGATGGTTCTGGAACAGATAAGCTGTTCCTTGAGCAATTCAAAACAGATATGCGTATGGATTTCTGTGATAGTTTCACAGGCACAGCAGGTGTTTTTACTGCCAGTTCTCACTTTGCTGATGGTGCAGTTGTTGATGTAACAGATGACACAGAATATCTTGGGCAATTTACTGTTGCATCAGGGCAGATAGATGTAAGCGCTGTTAAGCTATCAACATCTATACAAGCTGGCTATGCGTATGACATTGAGTTAAAAACGCTTCCTCTTGATGGTCAGGTGCAAGGCGGCAACCTTACCGCACGACCTCGCCGCATATCTCTTGTGGCTCTTGATTTATTTGAAACCCTGAGTGTGTCGGTGAACGGAACGGATATGATTATTCGTAATGTTACTTTCGACCCCTCACAACCTCGTGTTCCTGTTACTGGCAAAAAGGAGTTTCGTCCTCTGGGTTATAGCAAAGACCCGCGCGTAACCATTTCGCAAAATGCGCCATTGAATATACAGGTGAACGGTATGATAGCGGAGGTAGCGTTTTAATGGTTTGGTTACAGTTATTATCTGCTGGCATGGGCCTTTATGGAAACATGCAAGCTGGGCAAGCGGCGAGAGACGCTGGCAGGGAAGCCCAACGTCAGTATCAAGAAAATGCTGAGATGGATAAGTTGCGAGCCTTGCAAGAGAAGAACGCTCGCACTTCCAACTTCAATGCCGCTATGTCAACGGTTGATGCTCAATCTGGTTTTGCCAACCGCTCTGAGCGTTCTATTGCCGCTGTAAGAAAACGCAGTAGAAGTCAGCTTCGTCAAGAAACTGACCGCTCAAGAACACAGTCTTTGTTTACCAGAGGCAGAGAAATCCAACGGGGTAACAATGCAATGGCTGAAGGCAAGGCAAAGCAGAGAGCCTACATGATTGAAGGCGCGGCAAGTTTTGCTAATGCTTACGGCAGGTTCAAAGAAGTAAAGGGCAACTAATGGCTATCAAAGGATATCAGGGGTCTGACACTTACAACGAAAAAATTGGTATCGTTCAGCCATCAAGAGGCGGCGAGATAATCGGGCAAGCTATGTCTAGGTCTGGCGCATCTCGTGAGCAATTTCAGTACAACAAGAATGTGAGGAAAGAAGAAGCAAAAGGGGAAGAGACAGCTTCTTCTTTGCGTACTCGCAACCCTGAAACTGGCAAACTTGAGTTTCAACGAATGCCAGCAGGGATGTCTCCTATTGCACAACGTACAGCAGAAAGCTTGTACAAAAAACGGTACATACAAAATCTAACTGTAGATATGGATAAAGCGGCTAAAGATATTGCCAGTCAATATCCTCGTGACCCAGAAGCGTTTAGCAAAGCTTATCGTAATTACATTAATACTACTGCATCTACGGACACAGCGGTTGCCGCAGAAGCAGAACGCATCGGTGAATATTACCATAACGAATATCAAGCTGGTGTATATTCAGCACAGCAAAAGCGGCTAGAAGATATTGCTTTTGACAATTCCTTTACTTTGTTTGAGTCACAAGAAGATGACACCATATCTGTCATCAAGCCTATGATGGAAACGCTTGGTCAATTTGAGGACACTATTCAAGAAGCTAAGTCCACCTTACAGGAAGACGCTCGCGAGTTTGCGGCTGAATATGCACACAAGTTAGAGCAGGGCTGGCTGACAAAGAAACTTGATTACATTGAAAGACAGTTTGCTTTTTCTCGTGTTGAGGTTGCTGGCTCGATACTTACCGAAATGGTTGAAGCAAAACCAGAAAGCGGTAGCAAGCATTTGCCAACAAATGTAGCGGCTTCTTACGCAACTAAAATGCAACAAGCAATTCAGAACGGAAAAATACTTGGAGATGACAAGGAGTTGTTTGCCCAGTTTGGTTTAACACAAGAATTTTTAGATGGCGTTAAACAAGAAGACCGCGTGAACATTGCGTCTAAGATGTCTACTTTGCAAGGCTCACTTGTTGAAAGACATACACAATTAATGCTGGAATCAAAAGTTAATGATACTTTCAGAGCGGTTGAGGCTGGTACAGGTGTAACTCTTGACCAAGGTAACGATGTGATGAAGTGGAGCGGCATAGACTCTTCAGCGAAATTTGCAGAAATGCTGCCATCAATTATGAATGGCTCTGATGACAAGTCACAAAAGCTTGGCGATATGTTAAAAAAGTCTCACAGATTGCCCGAAGTTGTAACGCAGTTCTTTGACCCAGATAATTTGTACTTTCATATATCGCAAGCAAAAGACAGCAGGGCGTTTGCTCAGATGGCTGTCAACTTTTATGAGCAAACAACACAGACAACCACAGGCTATGGCACTGTATTCTCTGGTCGTAACTTGAGCGAGAAAGCCATTGCCAATATGGAAGTTATCAAGGCTATTTCAAACTCTGTTAACCCAACTAACATTGGGGATTTTATTGCCCAGAGAAGCCAGCCTGCTTCTGCTGAGATGGCGTCTAATGCGTCCAAGATGGCCTTTGGTGACAAGACGCAAGGTGAATATTTTGAAAAGCATTTTGATGTTACGCCTGCTAATGGCGTTAAATACCAAAGAGCGCAAGAGTTGTGGAACGCTCATATAGGCAGGTTTGGCGAAGAGATTACAAAACAGGTAGTCAACCAAACCTTGAAGAGAACAATGGGTGGGTCAAAATACTTTAACCAATATGCACCTGACAGTCAGCAATCTCCAGAGATTGTGTTTTCATCTGACGAGTTGCCTGTATTTGAACAGCAAACTCAAGCCAATATCAGTTTGTTTGACCCTAATTTAAAACTTGGCGAAAACGCTTTTGTTATGCCTAACCCCAACTCAGACAAAAACTTTCCGTCTTTCATTGTTGTTGATGAAAACAATATGCCTTTGCCAATCGCTGGAGGTAAGCCGCTTGTTGTTACCTCATCAATGGTTGAGGCACAACGCAAGGCTGGCTTAACCAGTGCTTACAGAGACGGTACTGCAAAGGCAATGCAGTTTTTAAGCAAGCAAATAAAGAAAGAACAAGATAGAGCAACGATTGAAAAAGACTTGACAGACGAGCAAGCGGCTCAATACAGGCGGTTTTAATTTATGGATTATAGCCGAGATTATTTTATTAATATTAATGACGGTCTTCAGTTTGAAGAAACTGCTGGTTGGTGGGATGGGTTTAAAGCAACAGTTGCCTATAACAACATGCCCCTTGTTGAGTCTATTGTCGAGGCCAATCGGTTTGGTTCTCTCGAGCGTGACCCTGAGTTTAATGTTGTGCCGCTTATTAAACCTGACCATTTGCAATATGCAGATGAGTTGGTTCGCGCAAAGAACGAAGAGCATTTTAGGTTTCTTGAGCGGCGTGTTGATGATGCCGTTTCTAGGCGCGAGACAATGGGTCAGGCTGGGCTAACTTCTGTTCTTGCTGGCTCTATTCCAGATCCGCTTTTCTTTTTAAGCTACGCCAAGATATTTCAAGTTGGCAAAACCTTAAATACATTGGATACGATGCGCGAGTTTGGCAAAGCTGGCTTAAAATTTGGTGTTGCTTCTGAGGCGCGACGCGCACCCTTTGCTATTGCAGATGAGGATGGCGAGGCGGCGGCTAACATTTACTTCTCTACAATCTTTAGTGCTGGTGCTGGCGCGGCGTTCAAAGGGTTAAGCTACACCAAACCATTTGCAGTATCCACCATCAACAAGGCTCGCAAAGCTGTCCAAGATAAAGACTTCAAACATATTTTTTCTCGTGGTGATGGTGTAGAGTTGGATGAAACATTCACCCCTGCTGACCCAGACAAAGGCGACTTCGATTTAACGCAGGGCAACTGGATGGCTTCACCTACTTATCAAGTAATGCGTGATGAAGCTATTCCTGATTATGCAAAAGAAATTGCATCAAAGATAACCAACAACTCTTCAGTTACAACACATGGCAATCGCAGAGGTAAGCCTAGCCGTTCATGGGCTAATCTTATTGTGCCTTATGATGGCATGTCTCGTGATATTGAAACGCAATTGCGTAACCTTCATGCTCGCTCTCTTGGCTTTCAAGAAGCAAAGTCTTTCATGGGTGTATATGAAAACCCTGTAAAGAATTTGTTTAGAAAAAACACACCGTATGATGACT